CTAACCTGCTTCGGTGGTCTTGCCCTTGCGGGCTCCCGTGTTCTTCGGGGGCAGCAGTTCGGATCGGGGGCGGCTGAGCGCCCAGTCCATGATTTCCGAGTAGAGGTAACCGACGCGCCGGCCGGACAACTCGCGGGGGGCGGGGAATTCTCCCTTGGTGACCATGCTTTGAATGGTCGATTCAGCGAGGGTGGTGATGGACGCCGCCGTGGGCAGGTCGACGTACACAGGCTCAATTCGAAGCTCCATGTTTCGTTTCTCCAACAGAGAACGGCGGCCGCTTTTCAGTGGACGCCGTTCATGTGGTCAGTAGATTGGGGTGAGCGGTTAGCGATAGCCGCCGGGGCGCCTGGTGCGATGCGGAGACAGCACCAGGCCGGCGACGGCGCCGACAACGAGCGCCGCCGGCACGACGAGCAGGTAAATGGCGGTCATGCTGGAATCCTGTTCAGCTTGGCGTCCTGGCGGGACCAGGCGGCCATTTCGGGCAGGTTGGCGCGGACGAGGGCGGCCGCCAGCGGCGGGCACACACTGTTTCCGCACATGCGCACCTGGGCATGCTTGGGCAGGCGCCGGCCGTTGATCACGGGGGCGATGACGTAGTTGGACGGGAAGCCTTGGGCCGCATAGAGTTCGTGCGGCTCCAGCATGCGCATTCCAATGTCGGCAATCTGGTATTCCTGGCCGGCGACCGTGACCAGGCCCATGCGGTCCTTGGTGGGGATGGTGTGCATGGGCGCCTGGATGTTCTGATCCTGCCCGCCCTGGCCGTAGTACTTGACCAGGAAGGCGCGGACCTCCCCAATGTGCGTGCCGCTGGCCGTGACTGTGGCGACGGGTTCGCCCGTGTCGCTGCCGGTGCATTCGCCGCGCAGCTTGACCAGATTGGAGGTCACCACGCAGGTGTCCGCCTTGGCGGTAAGGGTCTGTGCCGGTTCCTCGATACCGCGGGGGCGGCTTTGACCCGCGCGGCCACCGCAGCCGACCAGCTGGGCGGTGACAAGGCTCTGTTGGTTGCCGGTCGTGAGGGTCTGCACGGGCGTGTCCGCTGCTGCGCCGGCGTGGCCAGTCGTGTTGGTCACCAACTGCGCCGTCACCAGCGCGTGGTGGTCCGCAGTCGTCACGGTGTGGCTGGGACCGTCCAGCGGCGCGCCTGCGCCGTCAAAGTGGCCGCCGTAGTGTTTCGCCATGAATGCGCCGACAAGGGCGTGTTTGGTGCCCTGGGCCGTCACGGTGCCGAGGGGGCGGCCCAGGTCGAGCGATCGCGGCGCCTGGCCCGGGGCTTCGCCGTATCCCATCTGGACCAGCGTGGGCGCGACCACTGCGAAATGCCCACCCTTGACCTCGGCGCATTGGGTGCGCAACGGTTCGTCAGCGGGGAAATTGCGCTGCGTCGAGCCGTTGGCATGTTCCGTCAGGTAAGGGACCACCACATGGGTGTGATTCTCGGTCGTGAGCGTGTTGAAGGGGGAATCGACGGCCTTCGGCTTTGCCGAGTACTCGGGGCCGCCCGCGCCGACCAGATGGGGGACAACAATGCCCGAGCCAAGTTTGGAGGTCACGGTGTGCATGGCCTCGGCGAGGTCTTGGCCCCGGAAATCCTGCCCGCCGTGGTTGACCTTGACGATGAACGGATTGGCCGATTCCAGCACGTAGCGCCGGATGCCGCGCGCGATGCGCCGCAGCGTGGCTTCGGCAAGGGGCTTGGGGCGTTCGAAAATCGACGGGCAGGGGATGGACCAGTCGATGCACTCGGCGGCGGTCTTCCAGGGCTTCAAGCGGCCGGCCTGAACCTCGGGCGAGTCTGGGGCGCCATGGGTCGGCGCCGGCCAGATGATGGGGTTCCCATCGCATCGGGCGATCATGAACAGGCGCTTTCGAATCGTGGGGGCGCCATAGTCGCAGGCCCGCAGCTCGCGCGTTTCGACGGCGTAGCCCTTCTCCTGAAGCTGATGCACGAAGGACCGGAACGTGGCGCCTTTACGCTTGGGGCAGGGCTGGCCGTTGACCAGTAGCGGCCCCCAGGTTTTGAACTCTTCGACGTTCTCCAGCATGATCACGCGGGGGCGCGCCCAGTGCGCCCAGCGAAGGACAACCCACGCCAGCCCGCGAATCCGCTTTTCGCGGGGCTTGCCGCCCTTGGCCTTGCTGAAGTGCTTGCAATCGGGCGAGAACCACGCCAAGCCTACGGGGCGGCTTTTCACCGCCTGGGCGGGGTGAACGTCCCAAACCGACTCGCAGTAGTGCTTGGTCTGCGGGTGGTTCATCTGGTGGAGGGCGACGGCTTCCGGATCATGGTTGATAGCGATATCGACGCAGCGGCCCAGGGCCATTTCGATGCCGGTGGAGGCGCCGCCGCCGCCAGCGAAGTTGTCGACGATGATTTCTTGGTTCAGGTCCAGGACGAACTGATCGCGGAGCATTGTGTTTCCTTAATCTTGACGGGTGTTGCGGCTGGTCGTGGTTGCCAGGGCGTGGGCGATATGGCGGGCGTAGGTGCTGACGGCGCGCCAGTACGCGGCCATGGGTGCTTTGCGGCGCCGCCATGCCGTTTCGGCCTCGGTGTTCGCCTGGTCGCGCAGGGCGCGCATGACCGCTTCGATACGCTCGCGGTCTGCCTTCGGCAGTTGCTGGAGAGCTTGGCCGGCGGGAAGCCGCAGCAGCGGGTTGATGTAGCCCATGCTCACCTCCCTGCGCCCTGGCCGCCCTGCTGGCCGGCACATGCGCTCTTGTGGACGCGGTGCCACTTCCAAAGATGCGTGCGGAGGTCGCCCCGCGAGGCTTCGGAGTAATCAAACCCGTCGGCCATCGTTCGAATTGGATTGAGGTTGTGGCGCGTGCGGAAACCAAGGAAGGCCATCGAGCCGTCCAGCCGCTCGATGAAAGGCACGTACATCCAGAAGTCGGCGCGTCTGACCTCGGCGGAATACAGGTCATTGAATCGAAACTGGGTATCCGTCCAACGCAGACGCGGGTGGTCCCCGACCCATTCGCGGGAAATCACGACGAAGCCGACATTGCCCCAGCGGCACAGCTTGCTGGTCTTGAGGCTTTCGAGCATGTGATACCCGTCGCCCTGGTCGTCGATATAGAACGACAGATGCCACTCGCTATCGGGGGCCGCTTGCAGCATGACCAGATCCCCGACGTGTGGATTCCCGCTGTCTGTTGCGCGGAAGCCGGCGAGCCAGAAATGCGGCAGGAGGCGTTGGATTGCGTAGTCGTACCTGCGGAGTGCGTTCATGCTGCACCGCCTCTGCCCTGCTGGGCCGCAATGGCGGCGCGTAGTGCGGCGCTCATGCGCTCACGGAAGTGGGCCGTGCTGTCCGTGTGGAGCGATACAGTGGGCACGGAAGCGAACCAGGCCGACACGGCGGCGTCGAGGACCTCCAAAGACAGCGCATCGCCATGCTTGGTTGTGGACGCGCCTGCACGGACTGCGGCATTGTCCTGGGCGTTGGCCTGGCCCTGTTCCATGCCTGCGAACCAGCCGGCCTGGTGGTCGGCGGTGTTGCCTGTGCGGGCGAGGGTGTCGTCGGGCACCGCGGGCTGTTCGGGGGCGGCGGGCACGTCCAGGGCGGCGGCCATGAGGTTACCGAGTGCGGCGTCGGGGCTGGTCTTGGGGGCGGGGGTGTTCATGCTTCGCTCCGTTGCTGGGCCGCGTCCACCGCGGCGTTGATTTCGCTGGCGTCCTGCTGCACTTCGTAGGTTTTGCCGCAAAAGGTGCGGACGTAAGCGCGGATGCCGTGCCAGGCGCTGCTGGCACCTGCCTGCTGAATGCTGGCGATGGCGTCGGCGGCCAGGTAGATGGCGGCGCCTCTGGAGTCGGTGAGTTTGATCACGCTGCGGCCCCTTCCTCTTCGCCCAGCACCCAGCGCAGGGCGGCGGCGTAGTCTCCCTGGGCCTGCTCCAACGCGGCCAGGATTTGTTTACGGGACTTCACGCGCGGGCGCTCGCCCATGACCGCGGCTTGCTGGCGGCTGCGCTGATGAGGCGTGGCGTTCTTACCGGCTGCGACCAGTTCGGCCACCTTGGCGCGCTGCTGCTCGGGATCGAGCTTCGCCAAGGCCTTGGCATGGGTCAGGGTGATCTGCCCGGTATCTGCGGCGTCCTGAACCGCCTTGGTGCTGTCCAGCAGCGCCAGGGTGTTGCGGACGGTGACCTCGCTGCACGCGAAGATTGTGGCGAGGCGGGAATCGCTGTACCCCCGGCCCACGAAGGCGGCCATCTTTCGGGCCTTGGTCAGGGGCGGATCGTCGCGCCGAGCCTCGTTCATGGCGATCATCAGATCGCTCATGGTTTCCAGCGTGCCGCGCTGGGCCACCCCGGGGACCAAGATGGGAGGTTCGCCGCGTTCGGCCAGTCGGCGGTTTGCCTCGGTGGCGTGTCGCACCCGCTGGCGGCCGTCGACCACCAGAACCTTGCCGGTTTCCGGATCCTTCCAGACCAAGATCGGTTCGCGGACCCCGAGGGCCATGATGTTCAGGGTGATCGCCTCGTCAAGCGGCAGCTGGATGCGTTCGTCGTAGAGGGGGTGGGCCGGGTCGGTGATGATCGTGAGGGCGTCCGTTTCGAAGCTCAGGACGTTGGTTTTCCCGCTGGCGCCATAGGCTTCAACGCTGTTCTTTGCCATGTCGTTTCCGTAGAGTTTGTGAAATTCGATTTCGCTAGCGCGTATGGGGAACCCAGCCGATGATTTCGCGCTTGGTCGACTTGCTGATCCTGGGCACGCCGTGCTTATCCAAAACCGGGCCGCGGCACATGAGACACAGGCGCGACGTTCGGCCGGTTGCGGCGGCGAGTTTTATGAAGTCCTGAGCGAATTGCGGGGCATCGAACGGGGCGGAAAGCTGTACGGGCTTGCCCTTGCTCAAGTGGTACTCGGTTTTGACCTTGATCCACTCTGTTTCGTCGGCCGGCGTCAGGCAGGCTCGGACCTCGGGGACCATGCTTTCGAGGTATCTTTTCCATGCCCGCTCAGCAGCCTTCTTTGCGAGCGGTTCGGTCATACCGAAAACGCAAAATGCACTCATGGGGAAATCTCCGGAAGTGGGTACTTGCCTGCCCGGCGGGGCGGGCGGCTTTCGCCTCGGGATGGTTGGTAAGGTGAGCGCGCTAGATGTAGGCGCTGGCGGCAGCGCCCAGCCCAAGCAGCAGGGTCCACACAAGCATCTTCATGAGCGTTGTGCGGTACGGCGTGGGGTCTTCCTTGGGAGGCCGGGCTGGTAGGCCGGACATGGTTGCAACCACTATGCGCAGCGCCACCATTTGGGCGACGGTCAAAGCAGGCAGGTCGAACAGGACCGGCATGGTCCAGGTCCAAACCTTGGCGGCAACAAAGGCGCTGTAGAACAGAAGGGCAAGGAAGCAGCCGATGATGCCGACCAGATTCCACGCGGCATCACCGCGAGATTGAATGGGTGTGTTCATAACAGTTCCCTTCTCGTCAGATTTGCTTCTCGCCGCCCAGCACGTCGACCAGTTCGGCCAGCAGCTTGGCGAGTTCGCCGGTCATGAGCGTCATGTCAGAATCGAATTTCTCATCGTCGTTGGTGACGACGGCGCCGCCGCCTTCCTTCAGCACATCGAGCGGTGCGACGTGCTTGATATCGAGGCCTTCGGTCAGGACGAACGACACGCGGTCGGCCCAGGTGAGGGCGAGGCGGGTGCATTGCTTGCCGGATTGGATGTGTCGGCGGGCGTCGTCGGCGTCGATGGAGTGACGCAGGTAGCGGACTGCTGCGCGGCTCTCGCCGGATGAGCGCAGTTCGCTGTCCTGGTCGATGGTGAAGTTCGACGGTGCCTCGTCCTCGGCCAGCCAGGTGGTCATGGCCGAGGCGGGGGACTGCGTGACGTAGAGGTTTTCGAGCGGGAACGGGTCCACGCACTTGGCCAGCAGCCCGATCACCTCGTCAGCCTTGGACGACGCCGCGGTGTCGATCACCAGCCAGCGGTTGAGCGGGTCAATCCATACGCGGGTGTCGCGGTAGACGCTGAAGGCGCGCGGCAGCAGTTCGTCGGTGACGCGCTCCTTGATTTCCTTCATCTGTTGGCGGCCCGGCTTGTAGCCATGCTGGTCTTCGATTTCCTGGGAGCGGGCCTTGGCGACCTGGTTGATAACGCTGGTGGGCAGCAGCTTGCTTTCGGCGCGCAGGGTCAGCAGGATCTGACCGCTGACGACATGGGCGAGGCCGCCATTTTCACGCGGCGGAAACCAGCCCAGGGATTGCATTTCCAGGTTGCTGCCCGGCTTAAACGCGTGGCGCTCCAGGGCGGTTTCCAGGTCATCGCCAAACAGCGACCAAGGGGCGGACAGGCGGTAAATCTTGAGGTTTCTAAACCACATGGGGAACTCCGGATTAGCCCTTGGCGGCATAGGCGGTCTTGCCGTCGTCCTGGGCGGTTTGGGTGGATTCGTCGCGCTGCTGGCGTTCGCCGTAGCCCGAGACCAACAGGGCGATGGCGATCAGGCAGAAAGCGGCATTCGTGAGCAGTTCGCGGTGCAGGCGCAGGAATTTGCGTGTCATTGCGGACTCCAGGGGTCGGCCGCGACATAGCGGCGGATGAAGTAGTTGCCGATGGGGACCAGAGCGACCGCCACCAGGGCGAGCAGCGCCAGGCCCCACCAGATGGCGGGGATAGTTGAGGGCATGGGGATGTGTGCGCGGTGTGCGCGGTGGTGGGCTTCGGAGAGCAGGCCGGAAGGCCCGATCAATTCACTTCCAGGATGAAAGTCACTTTTTGCGCCGGTGACGAAGCGGCGCCGGCCCGCTCTCCGAAGACGCCCCGGCGTTCGGGGCATGGCTTGCGGTGCTACTTGCTGACGTCGCGGCCGAAGTTGGCAACGTCGATCAGTTCTTCCAAGAACCGTATGAAGGCGGCGAGCATGGGGAAGTCTCCAAGGGGATCAGGCAACAGCGCCTGCCGATGCCCTGCACGCAGGGCATGAGCTGGGGCTGTCAGGCGGCCGCAGCCGTGAGCCGAGGCAAGCCGACGAACTCGCGGCCCGCATCGGTCAGGATCGCGCCGAAATACGGTTGTTGCTTGGCGCCGTCGTCGGGCGCCATCATGGCGCGGCCGATGGTGATGAGTTCCGGGGCGGCGCGCTGCACTTCGCGGAGGTCTACGGCGGTGCCGTAAGCCCACACGTCTGCACCGTTGGCGACGGCGCGCATAGCTTCGATGTGCTTGGCTTGGAGGTCGTTCTTGGTCATGGTCATTTCCTCACTGCTCGGGTTTACGGGGAGGGCGGGGCACGGCGACAAGCGTTCCGTAGTCGTCCATAACTGCGTTGTCGAGAAGCGGCGTGTTCCTGTCATCGCAGCTTTCCCAGGCGCACCAGTAGCGCCGGTCGTAGTACCTGCGGTTGCCGAACACGCCGCCGGGCGTCTCATCCATGTAGACGCCGCCGACGTGGTCGTGTGTTTCGATGGTGGCCATCTTCATTCCTTGGCGGCGGTGTCGGCGAGACGCGCATTCAAGCGGCGCTTGAGGATGGGCCGCACTGCGTTGTCGACAGCGGCGCGCATTTCGTCATCGAGGGGGATATCGCCATAGCTCGTACTGATGTACTGGGCGGTGGCGAGTTGCTTGGAGATCGCGTAGGAGAGTGATTCGGCGTCGTTCATGGTGGTCTCCTTGCCCCGGCACCCCGGGGGCGGGGTGGGGAAGGTCAGGCCCAGTCCGGGCGCAGGTGGCGAGGGCGGTAGGCCTTGGCCTGGCCGCAGTAGGCACGGCGGGCGTACATCAGCGCGCCTTCGGCATTCCAGCCGTCAGCACGCAATGACAGATAAACGTTTGCGCTGAAGGCGTGGCCACGAGATTCGGCCAGGCGATAGACGCGGCGGCAAAGCTTGAGGGTTGCGGACATGCTGATCTCCTGGCCCCTACCGGGGCGGGTGAGGGTTAGGCGTCGACGTAAACGCAGGTCAGATCGCATTCCTCGTCGTATTCGCTGCGGGCCTTGGCTTCCTTGCGGAAGAACGAAACCAGCTTTGCGCTGGCGGTGTCGTCGCGGCCTTCGAAACTGAAGGTGAAATTGCGTTCACCGCGGATGGTGAGTTCGATGGCACGGCCGGCGACGGCGGAAATCTCTTTGATAAGGGACATGGACTTGCTCCAGGGGGCGTTTGCTTCGGTAAGCGCTGACCCGCAGCGCTGGCCGAAACCCGCTTTTCAGCGGACTCGGGTTGCCGGCATTCCATCCGGCGTGACCGTTGCTTGTCTTGGCCGTCTACGCCTCACCCTGTTGACCGTGGACCGCGCTATGGCGGGCTGGATACGGCAGGGACACCGCGCAGAGCTACGGCCATGCCCGTAGGTGCGATTGAGCCGGGGAACGCCCCACAGGCGGGGCGAGCAACATCGGCGGCAGGTTGTTAAGGAGCGTTGTTTGTCGGCGTTGAGCCTATGACCGAAGTATTACCTAAATGGTAATAGTGGTCAAACCAAAAAGGTAACTTCATCATTGAATTTTTTTACCAATTGGGTAAATTTGATAGAAATAGGGACAAAAAAAAGCCGCCATTTAGGCGGCTTTGGAGGCGGAGACGGGGCTTCTACAGCAGACGTTCGTCTACGCCATTCCGGAGGTCATACGGTGACCAAAGGATGCGACCAACGATAGACACGTCTCGCCCATCATCCTTTTCCAGCGGGAAAGGTTCGTAGGCAGGGTTCAGGGACTTGGCTAGCAGCGTTCCGTCGCGCTCGCGCTGTATGCACTTCACAATCATCTTGCCGCCGTAGTTGATGGCGTAGACAGTGCGGGAGTCGATCAACCGAGTATCGGTGACCCGCTCTTCGTAGAACAGCATCGGGCCTTCATTCCGAATCACGGGCTCCATACTGTCTCCGTCCGCGTAGACGATCTTCATTCGCTCGATGGGCAGCCGGAATGATTCCAGAAATGACCGGCGCAGCAGGATTTGTCCTATCGCCGTTTCGTGATAGTTTTCAATGCCGAGTCGTCCGGCGGCCAGTCGTACATCAAGCTCGGGTACTGCGAGAAATTCTTGGTCGTTCGCCGAGTAGCCAGCGCGCGCCACATGACCGACATTCGCAATCCTGCTGATCCTTAGCCGCTGCTCTTCCCGCTCCAACTGGCGCGTGGTCTTTCCCCCCTCCCACGGCGCCGCTTCCATCCCCCCGATTCTCATGCTGAATTCGTCCGGCACCTCGTCAAAGTCGACCAGCTTGCTCGGCGAGTGCATACGAGGCCGGCCATTGTCCGTTCTGCCTGGGGACGGTTGTGCGACATCAATGCCCAGACCCAACTGAGCGATCGCGAGAGCCAAAGCCCCTTCCAGCGCGTTGAGCTTGGCCGGGGGCAGTGCCCGGACGTCCGCTTCAGAAATCGAAGGGAAGGGCCACGCGGGGGCGTCGGCAACCCGTACGACTACTTCTCCCGGGTGCGCGTGGTCCGCATCCATCCAGTTGGCAGGATAGCCAAACGCTTCTTCCATCTTGCGGGCGGCGCGGTCGCCTATGTCCTTCTTGCCAGTCGCGTATCGGCTGACCAGGGAGGGCGTCGAGTATTCCAGGCGTGCCGCGGCATCGGTCTGATTACCGCCGCATTTGTCCTCGATTGCGCGCGCAAAGTTCGCGCGCCGGATTTCTTTGATGGACTTCATGTGGGTCATTGGAACCGGGATTACCTTTTGGGTAAATAAACCGAATGGGTAATACAGGGCGTTGATCTATTACCAAAAAGGTAATAAGATCGCGGCTATGGACACCTCCGCCCCTCTGATTTCCTTCAAAGCCTTCTATCTCTCCCTGCCCGCAGTCGAGCGAGAAAGGTTTGCGAAACGCGCCGGCACCACCGTCGCCTACGTCGAAACGCACCTGCTCTATGCGCGCAAAGTTCCTCGCAAAGGGACGATGGACGGACTTTGGGGCGCCTGCCAAGAGTTCGGGGCACCGTTCGGGCGAGGCGACTTGTTGGACTTCTTTTATGGCGGGTCGTGCAGCCAACAGGAGCCACCCCATGCATAGCGCCAAACCCAATGCTCAATGCGCCGCTTTTGTCGCAGCGGTCGGGGTCGCGACGGTTCGTGTCGAAGCCGTAACCGCTGCGCTCAAGTCACTTACAGCTCTACGCCAAAGTCCCGCTCAATACATTCGCGAACGTCGGCAACAGCTTGGTTTCCCGGTGAGGGGCTGAACATGCTGTTGGCCATCGTTCGAATTGCCTCTTTCAGCTGCGGATCCAGGGCCACCTGGGTCGCAATCACCATGTTGATGGCCGCCAAGTTGGCGGAGTTCAGCTGGGATTGCTCGCGCAGGTCATTAAGTGCTTGTGATGTGGCTTCCATGTACCGCAGCAATGCATCTTGCTCGGCGCTCAGGTCGCCGATGCCTTCTTCGTTCATGGCCGGTCCCTTTCGGAAATGGGTGATGTTGAGGAACACCAATCATATCCGGCTGGGGCTGGCCGCCCGTTTTCAGGAGGGAGCACATGCATAGCTCCGACTTCTTGCCATTCGCGTCAAGCTGCCAGTTCTCGGTGGCCGAAGTGGCGCGTGTGTTCGACGTACCGCTTCACTTGTTGGCGCCGCCAGCCAATTCCTTGCATGACCCGGAAGACACGACGACCCCGGCCGCGCCCGACGCAATTCAGATTGGTCCGCTGGATGTGTCGTAGCTGAGTTCATGTCGCACATGGTAGGGCGCACGCCCCGCAATTAATACGTTCGGGAAATCAAGTAATGAACATCACCACGGCTGCGGACCTCACGGTCCATGAATTCAAGGGTGGGAGCCAATCGCTCGGCCCGCTGGTTGGCATCACGCCTGCCGTGTTGCGCAACAAGGTCAACCCCAACAACACCACGCATCACTTGACTCTGGCGGAAGCCGTCCGGATCTGCCGGATGACCGCTGATTTCCGGATCTTGACGGCCTGGGCGCATGAGGCAGGATTCCTGCTGGTGAAGGCGCCGAGCCATTGCCAGGCCGAAAGCGATATGTCGGTGCTGGAGCAGTTGGTGGGCTTTATGGTCGCCAGCGGCGTCTATGGGCAGGAGATTCATAAGGCGCTGGCCGATGGGGGCGTCGACCGCCAGGAACTGACGCGCATCCGGGAAGCCGGCGCTGGCGTCATGACCGCGGTGGGCGAACTCAATACGCGCCTGGAAGGGATGGCGGACGAATGATGGTCACAGGCAATTCGGGGCGCCCGGTGCGCGCAGTACGCGCGCCTGCGGCTGGCAAGGGGGCGGCGCTGTCTCGTGTTGCGGCCATGATGTGTGGCAACGCGAAGTTCCAGCGGTGGGTTGAATCCCGCATCGGCGCCGCCCCGCAGGGCGTGAGCCCCAACCAGCACGCGGCGCAGTTCGTGCGCAACGCTTGCGGGATCGACAGCCGCGCCCAGCTGGACCACAACGCCAGGGCCGCGACATTGTTCCATGAGGCGGTGCGAAAGCCGTTCCTGAAATGGAGCGGCCTGTATGCGTGACACGTTGCACATGTTCAAGGGCTACCGCGTTCCGCCGGCCACGGTCGAGGCGGTGCGGCAGGCCATTATCGACACGCGCCGCCAGGTGGACGTGCTTGCGCTTCGCGCCTTGGTGGTGCCCGACCTGAAGGCGGTCAGCCCGTGGCTGCGCGTCTCGCGCGAAGAGGCCGCAGTAGCCGCGGTGGATTCGTTCCTGTTCGATGCAGTGCGCGCCGGGTTGGTCCAGCGCCGCATGAGCGCCTTGCGCTATCCCTACTGGTATCGGGTCAAACGGCGGGGGACAGCATGTCGTTGAGCCGCAAGACGCCATTGCGCCAGAAGACGCCCATGAAGCGTGGTGCGCCCATGCGCCAAGGCTCGGCCCTGAAGTCGAGCGGGAAGCGCATGCCGGCCCGTCGCAGTACGCCACGCGCCACCAAGACGATGTACCGCAACCGGGCCTTGCTGAATCTGGCACGCGGCAAACCCTGCCTGCTCCAGATCCCGGACGTTTGCATCGGTGGCACGGAAACCACCGTAGCGTGCCATTCGAACCAGGCGCGGCACGGCAAGGCCGGATGGCTGAAGGCGCACGATTGGGCCGCCGCCTGGGGTTGCATCGCCTGCCACGCCTATATCGACCAGAACACCACGGGTGCGACCTACGACGAGAAGGTCGCGTTGTGGGAAGCCGGATTCGAGCGGACGCGCCTGGCGCTGGTCGTGTTGGCCCTATGGCCCCTGGAGGCCGAGATTGGCTATCTCCAGGTTTACGGGGTGGCGGCATGAGCGCCGTGATACTGACCATGCCTACCGTCGTCACGCCAGCGTCACCCCAGGTCGAGGACGGCTACACACGCATTTCCAACGAATTGCTGGGGGCGCTGGTGCTGGCCGACCTTACCAAGCAGCAATGGGAAGTTCTCATGGCGGTGGTGCGCAAGACCTATGGTTTCAACAAGACCGAGGACGATATCGCGCTGTCGCAGTTGGCGACCATGACGGATGGCGACCGCGGGAACATGAGCCGTGCGATTGCGAGCCTGGTGTCCCGTCGAATCCTGAATCGGTCCCGGGGTCGCCACGGACAGTTGCTGTCGATCAACAAGGACTACACGCAATGGGGCCTGAGGTCTGGACGGGTTGAACTGGTTCAAAGCCAATGGAAGGGGTGTGCCGGCTCGCCTGCTGTTGTAGAACCTACAACACCCGCCGGTCCTGCTGTTGTAACTCCTACAACACCTGACGGCCCAGATGTTGTAGCCTCTACAACACTTGGCGGCTCACCTGTTGTAGAAGCTACAACATCAGAGGGCGTGGAGTGTTGTAAGTCCAACAACGCCGCTGTTGTAGAACCTACAACCACAAAAGACAACTCCAAAAGAAAACTACAAAAGCAAAAAGATAAAACCCTTTGCGCTCCGCAAGCGGATCGCGCAGAATCCGTTGACGGCGCACGAGCAGACCAGCAGGGTCGGGCCATGACTGCGCCGCCAAGCACGCGAGCAGGCCGCAATGGCCGGGCCGTGACCGTGCTGTCTGCCGACGATCTGAAGCGGTTTGAGCGCTTCTACGCCGCTTATCCCCGCAAACGCAGCCGCATCGACGCCGAGAAGGCGTTTGCAAAGCTGAACCCTGACGACGCTTTGCTGGACGAGTTGCTGGCCGGCATCGAGCGGGCCAAGACGACCGAGCAGTGGCGCGACCCCACGAAGATTCCGTATCCCGCGTCGTGGCTGAACGCTGGCGCCTGGGAAGACGAGATCGAAACCGCCTACAGCTCGCGTGAGCTTGAGGTGATCGAGTCGTTCAACGAGACGCTGGGCGACACCATGGGCCTTGTTGACCAGGCCGTCTACAGCGAGCGGCGGGCCGGCGCGATTCGGACGTTCCTGACCCTGTCGGAGAAACCCAGTTTCTGGACGCGCTTTTTCCCGTGGATCCGTGACAACTGCACGCTGCCCCCGTATGCCGGCTTCGAATGGCTGATGAAGCCCGAGACCGTGACCAGCCTGCGGGGCGGTCAATTCACGAAGGAGCAAGGGCGATGAGCGCCGAATCGGCTTTTCTCCCGCCGCACAACCTGAACGCCGAACAGGCGATCTTGGGCGGTCTGCTGCTGGACAACGACGCCTTCGACCGCTTGGGCGATCTGGAGCCGGCGCATTTCTACCACCACGGCAACCGGACGATTTTCGAGGGGGCGCGCAGCCTGATTATGCGGGCGCGCCCGGCGGATGTGGTCACGGTGCATGACTACCTGCTGACGATGGGGGCGGCTGAGGCCATCGGGGGGCTGGAATACCTGAACAGCCTTGTCGAATCGACGCCCAGCCTTGCCAACGTCTCGCGGTACGCCGAAATCGTGCGGGAGACCGCTTTGCTGCGAAAGCTGGCGGGCGCTGCCGATGCGGTACAGCAGATGGTACTGGCGCGGCAACAGCCTGCCGCCGAACTGCTGGACGCAGCGCAGGCGGAATTTAGCAAGCTGGCATTGGGGGCGGTACGCAATGAGCCGGTATCCATTTCCGACACCATGCTCGCCTTCCTGGACGACCTGGATGGGCGGGTGCAAGGCAAGGTGGCGCACCCCGGCATCCCCACTGGCATCAAGGACCTCGACGACAAGCTGAACGGCGGCCCGTGCCGTGGTGATGTTGTCGTGATCGGTGCGCGTCCTGGCATGGGCAAGTCGGCCTTTGCCGGATCCATCGGCTGCAACAACGCCCAGGCGGGCTATTCGGTCATGTTCTGGTCTGGCGAAATGCCGGCCAAACAGGTAACGGGGCGCGCGGTGGCGAACTGGGGGCGCGTGTCGGCCTCGAAGCTCAACGCAGTCAAGCCGCAACTGAGTACGGACGACTGGGGGCGCCTGACCCGTGCCGCTCAGATCGCGGGAGACGCCAAGTTCTACGTGGATGACGAAGCCGGGTTGACGTTGCAATCCTTGGCGGCCAAGGTCCGCGCGGTCCATCGCAAGCATGGGCTGGACGTTCTGATCGTGGACTACATCCAGTTGATGGAAGGCAGCGAACAGAACCGCACGCTTCAAATCGAGGCGATTACCAAAGGGCTCAAGCGCCTGGCGAAGCAACTCAACATCGTGGTTTACGCGCTGTCGCAGTTCTCGCGGGATATCGAGAAGCGCGTCAACAAGCGCCCGATGCTCTCTGACCTGCGCGATGGCGGGTCCATCGAGCAGGACGCCGACATTGCCATCGGCTTGTATCGAGAAGAGCAGGACGACCCTGACACCGAACTCACGGGCTACGCCGAGTTGTACGTCATGAAGCAGCGAAACGGGACGCTGGGCATGGTGCCGGCTGCGTATCGCGGCGAATACCTGAGATTCGAAGACTACACCGGCCCCGGCGTCAACAAGTCGGCCGCTCGGGGAAAGCGGGGGCGCCGCACCTATGACGATGATCAGGAGCCATTCTGATGAGCAAGCCGATAGACACCAGCAGCGAAGAATGGCGCCGGCAGTGCGAAGCCCGCCATGTCCTTTCCCTTCCCTTCGACAAGAGGGTTCCCTATCTCAATTTCGTGGGTCGCAAGCGAGGCGTGCAGGCCCAGCAGTACCTGGAAACAGAAGTCCGGCGCCAACACGCCAAAAGGAGAAAAGCAGCATGAGCAGATGGCCGCGCTACCAGCTGACGCAAGCCAAGGCAGGTGCCAAGGTGAGGCCCGCGATCAGCGAGGACGTTATCCAGGCCCAGGTCATCACATGGGCCAAACGCCAGGTCAAGGTTTACCCCGAGTTGGCGCGCCTGTTCCACGTTCCGAACGGCGGCCAGCGCAATGCGACGGTGGCGGCCAAACTGCAAGGGCAGGGCGTGAAGCCTGGCGTTCCTGATCTGTGCCTGCCGGTGCCGCGCTTCGGCTGCCCTGGCCTGTGGATCGAAATGAAGACACAGGAAGGCAGGGTAAGCGTGCATCAGAAGGACTGGATTGCATATCTCCGGAAGGCGGGCTATCGGGTGGAGATTTGCCGCAGTTTCGATGAAGCGCGGGAAGTACTGCTGGGCTATCTGGATCCGAAAGTCACTTGTTCACCGGGAATCATCTGATGGGGTGGCTTCGACGTTGGGAACGCGATGACCCGGCCAAGGTGCTGGAGCGAAAGCAGGATCAGCAGATCAGGCGCCGGGCCTGGGTGAACTGGAAAGAAATTCGAATCGACCCGTTCGGGGCGGTGTGGTTTGGCAAGGAGCAGGTTATGACGCGCGAAGAATCGGAACAAATTGAGGCGCTGGTGATGGTTTGGTTCAGGTGGACGAGGGCGTATCGGCCGAACCTGGGAGTCGGGAGCGTGTCGGTCTATGCCCGCGGCGTTTCGGAGCCGGTGACTACCGTTGACCCGGACGAAGTTGACGAAGTGCTTGATACTCGCCGCGCCGAACAGGTGGAGGTCTGCATCGACGCGCTGCGCTGGCAGTTGCGTGCCGCTATCGGGCTTCATGCCGGTAATAAGGCAGCGGGGGCCCAGGTTTTTAGCAATCCCCGCTTGACGGCTGAACAGCAGCATGCCGCCTATCAGGAGGCCAAGGCGGAGTTGTTGCCGGCGTTGCGCAAGCGCGGCCTGATTCGAGCCGAGCGGGGTGTCGCACAAAGGGCTTGCGGAATCACATCGCCCGCTTTATAGTGCGGGTGTCGTGGATTTTTGCGTCCACTGAAATTGAACCCGCCCTCGCGAAAGCCGGCGGGTTTTTTCATTTGCGGGCTTGGCCGAGTGGTCAGGCTGCGGCCTTCCAAGCCGCCTACGCGGGTTCGATTCCCGTGGCCCGCTCCAGTATCGAATCGCCCCGCCTGGTATCCGCGCGGGGCTTTGTCATTTTTGGGGCTCCGCGTGGCGAAGCGAACTCTACTCCCGTGCCGCCACCGCGGCTGTGCCGCACTGATCCGCGCACCTGGATATTGCGAAAGGCATGCAGGAGACGCGGTCGGCTGGAAGCCTGACCGTGAGCGAGGCAACCGGCACCAGCGTGGCTACGGGGCCGACTGGGACAGGCTTCGATTGCTGATCCTCAAACGAGACCGCTACCTATGCCAGTGTGAGGAATGCAAGCGCACCGGCCGTGTGCTGCCTGCCACGGAGGTTGACCACCGAATACCGAAGGCGGAGGGCGGCACCGATGAGCCGCACAACCTGTGTGCGATCAACACGGAGTGTCACAAGCGCAAGACAGCCAAGGAAAGTGGCAGGGCGCGCGCAAGAGCGAAGCGGTGGCCCTGACCCTACGGCGTTCCGAATCGTCGGCTGGCGGGCTGCTGCTGCGGTCTGGAGTGCCGGCCGAGGCTCGATGGGAGGGGGGAGGGTCAATCTCTGGGCCGAAGGCCGCCAGTACCGCCCGTTCCGTCTTTTTTTTACGCCCGCGAAAAATGAAATTTAGCGGATAGCGCAATTTGCGCACTTTTTGACCAATGGAGTAGGCCATGCCAGGAGTTGCTGGGCGCTCCGGGCGCAAACCGAAGCCGGCGGCAAAGAAGCTGGCGGCGGGCAACCCGGGAAAGCGTGCAATAAATAATGACGCGCCGTCATATGGCGAGATAACAAACATCTTCGCGCCTGAATGGTTGCAGGGACACGGGCGAGACCTGTGGGAACACCTGGCGCCGCTGTTGTGCAGGGAGAGAATTCTGCAGGCCACCGATATCCAGAACCTGGAAGCCTATTGTGCAGCCTATGGGCGATTCCGCCGGGCTGAAGAGGACATCCAGAAGAATGGAATTGTGGTGGCCGGCTCGCAGGGCGGGCCGCTGAAGAACCCCGCGGCAACTGTTGCCAATGAAGCGTTGAAGCAGATGGCGACCTATGGCGCATTTCTCGGGCTCGACCCGTCCAGCCGGCAGCGCTTGCAGGGGCCGAAGAAGGCCGGCAAGGGGAATCCCTTCGCCGCGCTGCTGGGCGGAGGCTGATAGATGGCCGCGCCCCAGTACCCACGGGTGGCGCAGGCGCTGAAGTTCGCAAAGGACGTAGTGAAAGGCAAGGTTCCGGCTTGCCGCTACGTTGTCCTGGCCTGCCAGCGTCACCTTGATGACCTGGCCGCGAGTAAGTCGGCCAAGTATCCGTACCGATTCAATGCCGCAGAGGCAGAAAAAAAGCTCAATCTCATCGAACTGATGCCCCATACCAAGGGGGAATGGGCGTTCAAGCGTCAACTTGTGACGCTGGAGCCGTGGCAGAAGTTCGGCCTGGGCGTGACGTTCGGGTGGGTGAAGAAAAAAGGAGGTTTGCGCCGCTTTCGCGAGTCGTACTGGGAGGTGCCGCGCAAGAACGGTAAAAGCGTAATCGCCGCGGGTGTCGGAATCTCGATGTTCGTGGCCGATGACGAGTTTGGCGCCGAGGTGTACTCGGGGGCGACCACCGAAAAGCAGGCGTGGGAGGTTTTCCGGCCTGCGCGCTTGATGGTGCAGCGCTCGCCTATGCTCGTCGAGCATATGGGCATTGAGGTAAACGCTCAGGCGCTCGCAAGGCCGGAAGACGGCAGCCGATTTGAGCCAATCATCGGCAACCCGGGCGACGGCGCGTCGCCGTCCTGTTCAATCGTCGACGAATACCACGAACACGACAGCGCCGCCCTGTATGAAACCATGCTCACCGGCATGGGCGCCCGCCGCCACCCGCTGATGTTCATCATCACCACGGCCGGCGCCAACATCGAGGGTCCGTGCTACGACAAGCGCCGCGAAGTGATCGAGATGCTTGAGGGCCTGGTGCCCAACGATGAGCTTTTCGGCTGGATCTGGACCCTGGATGAGGGGGACGACTGGACAGACCCCAAGGTCTTGGCGAAGGCGAACCCCAATATGGGGGTGTCGGTCTACGCTGATTACCTCATCAGCCAGCAGCAACGCGCGATCAAGCAGGCGCGGTTTACCAACACCTTCAAAACGAAGCACCTCAATCTCTGGGTGACCGCCAAGGCGGGCTATTTCAACCTCCAGCAGTGGGAAGCATGCAAGGACGAAACCCTCACGCTGGAGCAATTCGAGGGGCAAAGCTGCTTTCTGGCGTTCGATCTGGCCCGCAAGCTGGATATGAACAGCATGGCGCGCGTTTTCTACCGCGATATTGACGGAAAGCGCCATTACTACTGTGTCGCGCCACGGTTTTGGGTGCCAGAGGACACGGTGAACGACACCGATAACAAGCGCATGGCGGAGCGCTTCCAGAAGTGGGTGAATACGGGGCATCTTCACACGTCCGAAGGGGCAGAAATCGACTATCGGGAGATTCTTGCCGAGGCCGAGGACGCCAACCGCCTAAACCCAGTTTTGGAATCTCCCATCGACCCGAGTGGGGCGACGAATCTGTCGCACCACTTGGATGACGAGGGCCTAACGCCCATTACGGTGGTGCAGAACTACACCAACATGAGCGATCCGATGAAGGAACTGGAGGCCGCGATTCAGTCGGGCCGATTCCATCACGACGGCAATCCGATCATGACCTGGTGTGTCAGCAACGTCATCGGCAAGCACCTGCCGGGCAATGACGACGTGGTTCGACCCATCAAACAGGGCAACGACAACAAGATCGACGGCGCTGTGGCGCTGATCATGGCAATCGGTCGGGCAATGCTCGCTGAGCGTAACGGGTCCGTACTGGACAACTTGACCGACGACGACATTCTGGTGATGTGAAATGAAAAATCTGCTGATTGACGCAGCCGGCGTTGCTGGGCTGGGCTGTTTGGCGGCCGGGGTGTACGTCCAATATGGCACCGGGCCGTCGCTGATCGTGGGCGGCGCGTTACTGCTGGCATTTGCCTTGCGGGCAGCGGCGGGGAGGCGCGGATGATCCTCTCGTCCCTATTTGAAGGCCGCAGCATTGAGAGCCCTTCTGTACCCTTGACGGGCCAGAACCTGCAAGAGTACCTGCACGGCGAGGGCAAGCGTATCTCGGTCACGCCCGAGGCCGCTTTGAGCCTGTCGGCGGTGTATGCCTGTCACTATGTGCTGTCGAGCAATGTGGCGCAGTTGCCGGCGGCTGTGCTGCGCAAGCAGGGTGAAAACATCAGTCTGGCCACGGACCATCCCGCATTCGATCTCATCCACGCCAAACCCAACGACTTTCAGACCAGCTACAAGTGGCGCGAGACTAAGCAGCACCATGTGCTGGGCTGGGGCAACGGCTACACCCGCATCGTTCGTAGTCGGTCAGGGGAATTGCGCAGCCTGGAGTTTTGTACGCCATGGACCACAACACTGATCAAGCCGGCCGGCCGCTGGATCTACAGCACGCAGGACGAAGACGGCACGCCCCTGGCCGTGCATCCGGACGATATGGTGCATGTCCGCGCCTTGGGCTCAACGGGGCGGCTGGGTAAGGGAATTATCCAGCAGCACGCGGAGATGTTGGGCCTTGGTCTGGCCGCACAGCGCTACGGGCGGGAGTTTTTCGAGGGAGGCGGCCGCCCAACTGGCATCTTGACGGTCAAGGGAGACCTGAAAACTGATTCCTGGAACCGGCTGCGGGACTTCTGGAACAAGGCGGTTGCGCGCCTCATCCAGTCCGAGAACAAAACGCTCCTGCTGCCGGCGGATCTGGACTACCGGGCGCTGACCATCCCCCCCGAGGCGGCCCAGTTCCTGGAGACGCGCAAGATGAACCGCACGGAAATTGCGGCCATCTACAACGTCCCTGCGGACATGATTAACGACCTGGAGCGCGCCACCAATTCGAACATTACCGAGCAGAGCATCCGCTTTGTGCGGTACTCGATGATGCCCTGGGCAGTGAACTGGGAGCAGGAACTTAACTGCAAGCTGTTCACCGCGGCGGAGCGGCGCGCCGGCTACTACGTGAAGCTCAACTTGGCGGGCCTGCTGCGCGGCACCCCCAAGGAACGGGCCGAGTTCTATCACTACGCCATCACCGATGGCTGGATGGACCGCAACGAAGTGCGCACCTTGGAAGACTTCAGCCCGCGTGACGGGTTGTCTGAAATGCTGGTCAGCGTCAACGCAAAGCCGGCTGCCGAAGTAGGCAAGGCGCCGGCCAATAGCCAATAGGGAAAAGCCATGAAAGACCTTGAAATGCGCACGCTGGGAAACCAGCCGTGCGAGCTGCGCATGTCCGTCGAAGGCGAGGCGGAACGCCCGCAGATCACGGGCTACGCGGCCGTGTTCAACACCCGCAGCGCGTTGCTGTTCGGTTCCTTCGTCGAGGAAATCGCACCGGGCGCGTTCGACGACGTGCTGGGCGACGACGTGCGGGCACTGTTTAACCACGATCCCAATTTTGTCCTCGGGCGAACCCGCAGCAACACGCTGCGCCTTGAAATCGACTCGCGGGGCTTGGCCTACACGATCGACCCGCCCGATACGCAGACGGTCCGCGATCTGGTGTTGACGCCGCTCAAGCGTGGCGACGTGACGGGATCGAGCTTCGGGTTCCGCGTCGCCGCGGACGGTGACGAATGGCGCCGCGAGGGCGAAATCGTTGTGCGAACCATCCACAAGCTGGCCGAACTGCGCGATGTGTCGCCGGTGACGTATCCGGCTTATGGCGATAGCCATGCTGCCCAGCGCTCGCTGGACAGCTGGAAGAAGAAGGCCGAAGGCGTCCAGGAACTGGCGGCCAAGGCTGTAAATGAGCGTCGCGCACGCGAACGCTTCCTTGAACTGATGTCAATCTGAACGGAGTCAACGATGACCCTTGCTGAACTGAAGAAAAAGCGTGCGCAAGTCGCCAGCGAAATGCGCACCTACCACGATGCCCAGGGCGAGAACGCCTGGGGCGACGAGCAGCGCACGAAATGGGACGCCATGAAGGCCGACCTCAAGAAGCTGGACGATCAGATCGGGCGCGAAGAAGAACTGCGCGCCGACGAGCAGCGCTTCGTTGACGACAACGCGACCGCGCTGGCCGCCGCTGCCGCCACTGCCGCCGACAAGAAGAGCCCCGAGGAACAGCGGTCCCAGGCGTTCGTGAAGTTCCTGCGTCACGGCGCCGGCGACCTGACGCCCGAAGAACGCAAGCTGCTCGCGGAAGTCCGCGCGCAAGGCGTGTCCCCGGCTGAAAAGGGCGGCTATACCGTGCCGACGACCTTCTGGGCGAAGGTGGTCGAGTCGATGAAGCAGTACGGCGGCATCGCCAGCGTCGCGCAGATCCTGACCACGGACGGCGGTGGCCCCATCGAGTGGCCCACCAGCAATGGCACCGAGGACGAAGGCGAACTGATCGGCGAGAACACCGACGCGGGCGAAAAGGACGTGGAATTCGGCATGGACGCCCTGGGCGCGCACAAGCTGACCTCCAAGGTCATTCGAATCTCCAACGAGCTGCTGGCCGACACCGGCATCGACATGGAAAACTTCCTCGCCGGGCGTGTCGCTTCGCGTATCGGTCGCGCCGAATCCCGTCTCATCGTCATGGGCACGGGCACCGGCTCGCCCGCGCAGCCCAAGGGCCTGGCCGCCTCCGCCGCCGTGGGCAAGCAGACCGCCTCGGCCACCACCTTCACCTGGAAGGAAGTGAACGGCCTCATCCACTCCGTCGACCCCGCATATCGCAACGCGCCGAAGTTCCGCCTGGCCTTCAACGACGCCACGCTGCAAATCCTGGAAGAAATGGAAGACGGCAACGGCCGCCCGCTGTGGATCCCGGGACTGGACGCCGGCGCCCCGGCGCGGCTGCTGAAGTACCAATACGTCATCGACCAGGCCATCCCGGCGGTCGCGGCGGGCGCGAAGTTCATGTTCGCCGGCGACTTCGACCAGTTCATCCTGCGCCGTGTGCGCTACATGGTCCTCAAGCGCCTGGTGGAGCGTTACGCCGAATACGACCAGACCGGATTCCTGGCCTTCCATCGCTTCGGGTGCGTCCTGCAAGACACCGCGGCGATCAAGGCGCTGCAAGGCAAGCCGGGCGCGGGCGGTTAATCGAGGGGCGGGCCGGGTAACCGGCCCGCGTAGCTAAATGCTGGAATTGTCCGATATCCGCAGCCACCTGAATATCGACCCGGAAGACGCGGACGATTCGGTGCTGCTCCGCTTCCTGGGGGCGGCGGTCCGTCGCTTCGAACACAAGACGGGACGCAAGCTCTTCCGGAAGGCGGAGGATGTGCCGGCCCCTGCCCCGTCAAATGCGGTTTTGCTGGATGCCGACATCGAGTTGGCCTTGCTGCTGTTGATTGGGCACTGGAACTCCAACCGAGAGGCCACCTCCGATCTTTCTCTAGCGACCATTCCGCAGGGCTTTGACGAGCTTGCGGACCCGTATCGCTGGTGGCCCGACTAAGGAATTGGCTATGTTCAAGGCAGGAAAGCGCAATCGGCGCGTCGAGATCCTGGAGCGCACGGGCGATAGGGACGCCGCCAATGACCTTGCGGATGCTTGGCGGGTGGCTGGCAACGCGTGGGCCTCGATTAAGTACGTGTCAGGCATTACGGCGATCAAGGCGGGGGCAGAGCAGGAGATTGCTAAGGCAAGTATCCGCATCCCGTATCGCCGTTCGGTACTCGCGGGAATGCGAGTTCGCCACGGGGATGACGTATACGAAGTTGATGCTGTGTTGCCGGACGAAGAGCGGCGCGAGCACACGGATCTGGTGTGTCGAAAGCTGACCGAACGCGAGGTGGTGCCATGAGGAAAGCCAAGCTCTTTCGCGCAAACTCGGTTTCTTTCACCATGGAGGGAGACATAGAGGCCCAGGTGGGCGCCTTCTTTGACCGAATCAAGGAAGAGGCATTGCGCCCAGCCGCGCATGCAATGGCCCTCGTCCTATATGACGAAATCCGGCTGCGCGTGCCTCATCGTCTCGGCAAACTCCAATCCGCCATTTATCGCTGGTTCGACGACAAGCGGTCGACGCCGGATCGGAAGACCTACCTGGTGGGTGTCAACGTCACGAAGGCGCCCCACTGGTGGCTGGTCGAATATGGGCATTGGCGGCGCCATGCCGTGGTTCTGTTGGACGATGGTGGATGGATCACGCTGAAGAACAAGCCGCTCAAGGTGCCTGTGTTCGTCCCCGCCCAGTCTTACCTGCGGTCTTCCGTGGATGCGAAGCTCAAGGCTGCCGCGGAGGCTGGCCGCCGGCGGCTGGCCGAGAAGGTACGGGAGATTCAGAATGGTTGAATCGTTGATGCTCCAGGCGTTGGTGCCGATCTTCGAAGGACGGGTATATCCCGACACTGCCGCAGGCGATACGCCGATGCCTTTCGCCACGTTCCAGCAGGTCGGGGGCGCATCCACGGTGTTCATGGATGGAGCGCTGCCGGACAAGCAGAACGCCCGCATGCAGATCACCGTATGGGCGAAGGGCAGGGCGCAGGCGTCGGAGCTTATCGCCCGGGTGCAGACCGCGTTGTGCGGCTCGCCGTACTTCGGATTGCCTCAAGGGGCGCCAGTCTCGCTGCGGGACCAGGAAACCGGCTTCAAGGGCGCCATGCAGGACTTCAGCATCTGGTACTCACCATGACCACTCCCATTGTTATCGCCGGTGCCAGCGTTGCGCTATGTGCCGATGTTCCGCGAGTCGTGGGGCCAGGCGCGTTTGATTCTCTGGCGTTCACCCCCATTCGCGGCGTCCGGGTCGCTGGCTCGCTTGCGCTTCAGTACCAGACCGCCGCCTTCCATGCCCTGGGAAGCGCGGCTCCGTTCCAGCGCCGGGTGGCGCGGGCGCCCCAGACGTTGCAACTGGAGCTTTTGCGTCTGGTCGACCCCGGACAAGCCGCGCTGCGGCAGGCTGCGGGGCTGGATCGACCCTATAGCTACCGCATCACGCTGCCGAGGGTGGGAGCGCATTTCTTTGTTGCCCGCGCCTCAAGCCGTTCGCTTTCGGTCGGCAGTGCTGCTGACTTGGCCGGCGTGACGGTAACGCTTGAACTGGAAAGCGAAATCGTCGAGCCGTAGCCGGCCGCCTTATCCATTTTCGTCGTCCGCCCTCTTTGGGCAAAACCTACAGCCCGCAAATGCGGGCATTTTTTCGTTCATTGCAAGGAGCCTAGACATGGCCGTTTCTCTGCCGAACGGTGTCATCCTGTCGCTCGCGACCGGTTACGCCAATTCGAAAACCATCACGGCGATTACCAACGCCAATCCCGCCGTTGCTTCCAGCGCGGCCCACGGCCTGGCCAACGGCGCCTTGGTCGAACTGAAATCGGGCTGGCAAAAGCTGAACGAGCGCATCGTGCGCGTCGCGGACGCCGCCGCAGGCACGTTCGCGCTGGAAGGAATGAACACCCTCTCGCCGATCCAGTTCCCGGCCGGCACGGGCGGCGGTTCGGTGCGCGAAATCACCACCTTCACGCAGATTTCACAGATCCTGGAAGTGTCCACGTCGGGCGGCGAAATGCAATTCGCCACCTACAGCTTCCTGGAAAACGACTTCGAAGCGCAGATCCCGACGCAGGCCAGCGCGCAATCGCTGGCGATCACCATCGCCGACGATCCGACGCTGCCCGGCTACAAGGCGCTCCAGGCTGCCGCCGAACTGCGCGAAGTGCGCGCCCTGCGCGTCGCTTTCCCCAACGGCTCGGTGCTGCTCTACAACGGCTATGTGTCGTTCAACGAGACGCCGACCATGACCAAGGGCGAAGTGATGGGCGTGCAGGCCACGTTCTCGCTGCTGTCGCGGCCCGTTCGCTACGCCGCGTAATCTCCACGGCCGGCTACACGCCAGCCCACGGGCTGTCCAGGGACGGGCGGCCCATTTTTCCCAATTCTCCATTTTTCGGAATCTCTCATGGCAAAGATCAAGTTCACCCTCATTCCCAACCCGACCTTCAAGCACAAGGTGCCGATGCCCATCCCGGGCGGCGCGTTCGCGGATGTGGAGTTCACCTTCAAGCACCGCGGCAAGGAGGAATTCACCGAGTTCCTGGAGCGCGCCAAGGACATGGATGACACCGACCTGGTGCTGGCTATCGCCAGCGGCTGGGAACTGGAAGAGCCGTTCGACAAGGACAACGTGGGTCAGCTGGTCGAGAACTACGTCGGCGCGGCCCGCGCCATCTTCACGGCGTACATGGACGAAATCGTCAAGGCTCGGCTGGGAAACTGATCGCGCTGGGGGCGGCGCTCTACCGCCGGCCGCCAAATGCGAAGGAACTGGAGGCGTTCGGGCTCACGGCCGAGGACGTAGAGGCGCCGCCAGTCGAAATATGGCCCGAGAACCAGCAGGCGTTCGAGATATTCGCCTCGCTGCGTACCCAGTGGCGCGTCAGCTTTGCCGGCGTGACCGGCCTGGACTATGGCGTCCTTTATCGCAGGCTTGACCGGCTTGGCCTGTCTGCCGAGCGATGCGACGAGCTGGAAGACCAGATCCGCGTCCTTGAGGACGCGGCGATGCAAGAAATAAACCGCAAGTAGCCGCCCACGGGCGGCTTCCTTTTTTGGAACGTGTCATGACTGATGAATTGGCCAGAAGTGTTATCCGGGTTGATGGTGACGCGTCCGGGCTGACTGCGGCCATGGCCGAGGTGACGCAGGAAACCGGCAAAGCCAAGAAGTCCCTCGCGGCGTTAGGGCGTGATGCGTCGCAAGGGATGACCAAGGCGGCCGAAGAGGGCACGCAGGCCGGCCGCAAGCTGGAGCGCGCCACGCAGAGCCTGGTGAACCAGATTGAGCGCCAGATTGCCGTGACCGGCGCGGGCGCGCGTGGGACCGCCTCCTATTACGTGGAGTTAGCGAAGCAGCGCGGTATCGACGCTAACCAGCTGAAGCCCTATCTGGACCAGCTGGAGGCCGTGACGCGCAAGCAGGCCGAGGCCAAGGCCGCGATCCAGGCGACGGCGCCGGCGGTCGAGCAAATGGGAATGTCGGCCAAGGCCACCGCTGCGGCAATGCGCGGGCTGCCGGCCCAGTTCACCGACATTATCGTGTCGTTGCAGGGCGGCCAGCGTCCCATGACTGTGCTGATGCAGCAGGGCGGCCAGCTGAAGGACATGTTTGGGGGCCTTGGCCCTGCTGCGCGGGCGATGGGCAGCTACATTGCTGGCCTGGTCAATCCGTTCACGCTGGCCGCCGGTGCGGTGGCCTTCCTAGGGGCGGTCTACCTGAAAGGGGTTGACGAATCCCAGGCATTTAACCGGACCGTCATTCAAACGGGCGGGGTCGCGGGCGTCACGGCCGGTCAGCTGCAGGACATGGCCCGCCGGGTGAGCGATGTGGTCGGCACGCAGGGTAAGGCGGCCGATGCACTCAATCTCTTTGCCAGTTCGGCAAAGGTCGGCGCCGAGAACATGGAGCAATTCACCGCGGCTGCGGTGCGCTGGGAGAAGGTCACGGGCTCCGCCGTGGCGGATACGGTGCAGAACTTCATCGAGCTTGGGAAATCGCCGCTGGAAGCGGCCCTCAAGCTCAATGAGGGAATGAACTTCCTGACCGCGACGACGTATGAGCAGATCCGCGCGCTGGAGCGGCAGGGCAAGACCGCCGAGGCGGCGAGCGTGGCTCAGCGTGCCTATGCCGATGCGCTCAACGACCGCGCGCCGAAGCTGTCCGAGAATCTGGGCGTGCTGGAGCGTGCCTGGAAAGGCGTGAGCGAAACCGCCCGGGGCGCCTGGGACGCGATGCTCGATATCGGCCGCGCCGGCACGCTGGAAGAGCGTATTGCCAAGCAGGCGGCCACCGTCCAGGCTCTGGAGGGTAAGCTCCAGGCCCGGCTGGCGCGCGGCGGCGCCACCAGCAATATGGCCGATCTGATCAAGGCTGCCGCGACCGAACAGGAGCGGCTGGAGCGCGAGTATTTCGAGGCCCAGGGCAAGGCGCAGGCCGAACGGGACCGCCGCAAGGCGCTGGACCAGACCCAGTTTCGCGCCGACTACCTGGAGGACGACAGCCGCAATACGAAGCCGCAACAGCGCCAGCGCGCCATCGAGAAGGAGGCGGCGGCATTCCGCAAGGCGGTGGAGGGCCTGAAGGAAGGCACGGACGAGTATCGCCGGGTCTACACCGCCCACAAGGTCAAGCTGGCCGATATCGACAAGCAGTTTGAGGATAAGGATGCGGGCAAAGGCCCGTCCGGGGCCGAGTCGGAAATTGCCCGTCTGCGCGCCCGGATCTCAGAAGAAAAGGCGCTCGCGGTCGAATTGGACCAGCGCGGCTTGCACACGAGCAAGCTGAACGAGTATGAGCGGCGTTCGGCCGAAATCGGCGAGCTGCTCAAGGGCAATCTCAAATCCCAGGTGCGTGCCAGCCTGGAGCGCACCAAGGCGCTGGCAACCGAGGCGGGGGCGCTGATGCGCGCCAACGCTGAGACGAAGGCTTTCCAGGAATCCCGCGAGAAGTACTTCGCCAGCCTGGAGGACGGCGTAGCCAAGATCGCCCAGGAGGCGCAAGGCGTTGAAGACCAGGTTGCCACCTATGGCATGAGCAAGGCCGCGCTGGAGCAGCTGACGATCGCGCGCCTGGAGGAACGCAAGGCCGCGCTCCAGGGATTTGACGGTTCCGAGCGGGAAGTCGAACTCATCGAGAAGGAAATCGATGCGCGCAAGCGCCTGGGTGCCGCGATCCGCCAGAAGGATATCAAGGACGCCCAGAAGAAGGCCACGGACGAAATGGCGCGCGACTGGGAGCGCACCGTGGACAAGTACGGCGATGTGTTCCGCCAGGGCTTCGCCGACATGATGAACAACGGCAAGGACGGCTGGAAGTCGTTCACGAAGTCGCTTGTCACGACGTTCAAGACGACCGTGGCGGACCAGATCTATCGAATGTTCGCCCAGCCCTTTGTGGCGACCATAGTCGGTAACCTGGCCGGCGTGATGGGCGGCAATGCGGGTGGAGGTGTGTTGGGCGGCCTGGCCGGCGCGGGCGCTCAAGGCGCTGTCGGCGGTGGGCTGAGCCTGATGAATGCCCTGGGCGTTGCGCGCACCGCCTATAGCGCCCTGACCGGGGGCTTTACGGCAACGCTTGCCTCGGGCATCTCGTCTATTGGCAGCGCGATTGGATCCTCGGCGGCGCAGCACTTCGCCCTGGGGATGACCGGCCAGGGCGCGAGCTTGGCGGCGGGTATGGCCGGTCCCACGACGGCGGGCAGTTCAGCCGCCGCGGCTGGGTCCATGATGGCGAGCGCGATCCCGGTGGCTGGCTGGATCGCCGCCGGGATGATGGTCAATCGTTCGCTGTATCGGGCGGGTTGGGACGCTGGCAACGGCACCATGGCGCCGATTGCCAAGTACAACCCGATCACGGGCCCGTCTCTGTGGACTGACAAGGCGCTGCGTGCTGTAGGGGTGAGTGGTGAATGGGCTTCGATCCTGTCGGGCTCGTCCCTTATCGCGCGCGCCTTCGGCCGGGGCCCGAAGCAGTACGGCGACACGACGATGGTGGGCGATTTCAACTCGCTCGGTTTCAACGGGTACACCAGCACGCCTTGGAAGCAGAAAGGGGGATGGTTCCGCAGCAACCGCAACGGGACGCAGATTGGTGCGCTGGACAACGACTTTCTCAGCGATGTTGGCGCCGCTTTCGAGCAGATGAAGACGAACGCGGCAGGCCTTGCCGAAGCGGTCGGGGTGTCGGCATCGTCGCTTGCCACCTACAGTGATCAATTCCGGATCAAGCTGACCAAGGACCAGGAGGAAAACCAGAAGCTTCTGGACGAGGCCCTGGCGAACATCGGCGAGAACATGGTTCGCTCTCTGGTGCCGAACATCGCCGATTTTTCCAAGGAGAACGAGACAGCCTCGGCCACGTTGCAGCGCCTGGGGGCAAACCTGGGGGCGGCCAATCGGGCGCTCAAGTTGCTGGATCTGAAGCTCTACGACGTGTCGGTGTCCGGCGCGGCCACGGCCTCCAAGCTGGTGGATGCTTTCGGCAGCATTGACGCGATGAGCCAGGCGACGGCCCAGTATTACCAGCTGTACTACTCGGAGGCTGAGCGGGCGAAGTTGAGCCTGGCCGACATGGCTGATTCGCTGAAGGGCGTCAACATGGCTCTGCCCAATACCATGGAGGAACTGCGCGGGATGGTATCGGCGCTCGATCTGACGACCGACGCCGGCCGCAAAGCCTATGTGGCGCTCCTGGCTATCGCGCCGGAGTTCGCCGCGGTCATGGAGGCCACCACGCGCCGGGGCCAGGAGGCCGCCGGCAAGCTGCTGGAGGCGTTCACGGGCCGTGGTGCGCTCGCTGGCGCCTTGGACGGGGCGGCGCTGAAGGCGTTGTTGCTCGCGGACTCGCTGACCCAGGTTGGCACGTCGACGGGGCAGATATCGCGCCTCTTCCTGGATCTGGACTCGGGCCTGCTCGATTTCAGCGTTTCCAATGCCCGCTTGGATGGATCGCTTTCTGGCGCTCAGGAAGCCAGTTTGTCCCTGGCCGAGCAAATGGAAGTGCTGCGCAGCGCCGTTGGTGGCACAGTCATCGACTTTACGGGGTTGGCCGGCGCGCTGGAAAAGGTGGACACCGATGTATTCGTGGCGACCTTGACGGCAGCCTTTGAGCAGTTGGCCAACCGCATGCGGTCGCTGTTGGACAGCATCGCCAACGAGCGAATCGCGGTTCGCCAAGCTGCCCAGCAGGTCCTGGACCCTGGGGCCATGTCACCCGAGGCGATCCGCAAAGGCATCCAAGAAATCGCCACCGCCTTGCCCAGCAACGCTGGGCTGGTGGCGGCCGGCGCGCAATTGAACTACGCCGATTCGGTGCTGGCCCAGAAGCTGAGCGCCCGAAATGCTGCGGAGCAATCTTACAACTCGGTCAAGGCATCCCACGATACCGCGACGGGCAATCTTGACGCGGCCCAGCAGCGGGCCAGTGACGCCCAGGCGTGGCTGGACAAGCTGAACTGGGATATCTACGCGCCCAAGACGGTCCCGTACAAGAAAAAGAACTGGAAGGAACTGGACGCGGCGCGTTCGGTTGCCCAGGCGCAGCTTCCGGCCGCCCAGCAGGCGCTTGCGCAGGCCCAGGCCGCGCTGGCGGCCGCCCAGGCTGCCGCAGCTGCGGCGCCCAGCGCCGCAGAGGTAAGCCGGCTACAGGCCGCCTATGCCTCGGCCGTGACCGAGGCCGCCAGCGCTCAAGCCGTGGCGACGGAAGCCGCGAACAAGGCGCGCACGGAGCAGACGGCCTATGCGGATGCCTTGCAGAAGTTCGCCCTGGATGCCACCAAGTCGGTGGGCAAGCTGGGCGAGCTTCGTGCGGAGACGCTGCGGTACTACGAAGCCCAGAAGGCGTTGGCGAACTTGCTCGCGGAGGGAGCCAAGGGGCTGCGCAAGACGGTGAAGGACTACCGCGTCAGCCAGTTGTCGCCGGAAGATCAGTTCGCCAACTTGCAAGCGGACTATGCCAAGGCGTATGCCAAGGCCATGGGTGCGGACGGGGAGGAACTGGCCGGCTATGCCGACGATTTGAACAACCTGATGCTGCCCATGCTGGAGGCAGCGAAGGGGGCGTTTTCTTCGGATGAGCAGTATCAGGCGTTCATCGCTACGGCTTTGGCTCGCGCCGAGGCGGTGGCAGGGCGCATGGATGCTGTGGCGCCGAAGGACTACCAGAAGCAAAGCCTCGACTTGCTGGCCGAAATCGACGCCAAGCTGCTGGAACTGGAGAAGTCGGCACTGTCGGGTGACCAGGTGCTGACCAACGCGATCAATGCCGCGCGCGATGCTACGGTGAACGGGTTGCGGCAGGTCGTCAATGCCTTGACTGGCAGGGCGGTTGCTGCCTTTGCTAAGGGTGGTTATCACAGTGGCGGTTGGCGGTTGGTCGGTGAGGAAGGGCCTGAACTGGAGTTCACCGGGCCGTCTCGAATTCTCAACGCGGACCAGACGCGGGCGATGCTGGCTGGCGGTGACGACAGCCAGATGCTGGTGCTGCTGCGGGCTCTCCTGCAAGAGCAACAGCGCCTGCGGGAAGAGGTCGAGAACCTTCGTATCGAAGCGCGGGCGACGGCCAGCAATACCGGTAAAACGGCGCGCCAGCTGGACCGCATCGAGTCCGATGGCCTGGTTGTCCGTCCGGATGGTGTTGAGGCTCTACGTGTGGAGGTTATGAACGCATGAAAGTGATCAAGCCGGTTTCCATTGGCCGCGATCAGTTGGTTTCGTCCAGCGTGCCTGAAGGCGACTACCCCGCCTATAGCCCCACCACCGATTACACGGTGGGGCAGAGGGTGGTGTACGAGTCCAAGGTGTACGAGTGCGTCCAGACGCCGAACAAGGGCAACACACCGGGGGCGGCGCCGCTGTATTGGGCGCTGGCCGGGCCTACCAACCGATGGGCGATGTTCGATAGCGAGGTCAGCACGCAGACGATTGGCGACAGTCCGTTGCGTGTGGTTGTTCGGCCTGGGCTGATCAACAGCCTGGCGCTGTTGGAACTCATCGGAACGAGGGTTCGTGTCATCGGGCGCGACGGTTTGGATGGGCCGGTTCTCTACGACACCGAACGCGTGCTGGAAGGGTCGATAGTGACCAACTGGTACGAGTACTTCTTCGAGCCGTTCTCGCCTCTGACGGAGCTTGTCCTTACCGACTTACCGGCCTATGGCAGCCTGCACCTGGACGTTTCCATCTTCGCACCGCAGGCTCAAGCTGCATGCGGCGCCATGGTGTGCGGGACCGCTTATTTCATCGGCGAGGCGGAATACGGCGGCAGCGCCGGCATTGTCGACTACAGCCGCAAAGAAACGTCGGAGACCGGCATGACGACGTTTCGCAAGCGCCGATTCTCGCGCCGCATGTCGCAGCGTCTATGGCTTGAAGGGGCGCGCTTTGCCGCGGTGTATCGGCTGCTGTCCGGGCTGCGCGCCACGCCCTGTGTTTGGATCGGGACGGACGCCGAGGGCTACGGCCCGTTGACGGTCTACGGCTTTTATCGGGACTTTTCCATCGATATCGCATATCCGATGGTGAAGTTCTGCAACCTCGAAATTGAAGGACTTACTTGATATGGCTATTACGAGCCTTCCGACCCCGCCCAGTCGAAGCGATCCGGAGAACTTCGCGGAACGTGCCGACGCTTTTATGGCGGCGCTGCCCCGGTTCGCCACCGAGGCCAACACGTTGCAAGAGCATGTGAACGAGGCGGCGGCGACTGTTGATCAGGATGCCGCCGCAGCTGCACAAAGCCGGGACGCGGCTGCCGAGAGCAGGGGCCAAGCGAGCCAATCTGCCGTGAATGCGGATCTCGCGCGGCAGGCGGCCACTCAGAAGGCAGGAGAGGCCGGAGCAAGCGCGCAGCTGGCGGAGCAGTGGGCTACGAAGATGGGCGCGCCCGTGGAGGGAGACGGCTTCTCGGCGAAGCACTATGCTCAACTGGCCGCTATCGGGGCAGGCCTCCCCGTTTACATGCCCGGCAGCGTGCCGTCGCAGAACGTGGGCCCAATCTACATCGTCGGCCGGGGTAATGCAGAGTGGGACGCGGCGACAGGGCGCTATCGTGTTCACTCCGATATCCCGGTGGGGGCGGTGGCTTGGTGGCCGCTGCGCTCGTCCATTCCGGTAGGTCGAATCCCGGCGGACGGTCAGACCGTCTCGCGCGCCACCTTTCCCGACCTAGCCGCCATGGTGGCTGCCGGCACGGTGCCGGTAGTGCCGGAAGCAGACTGGCTGGCCGATCCGCTCAAGCGGGGCAGCTACACGCAGGGCGACGGCTCGACCACCATCCGCGTGCCGGATATGAACGGGCAATCGGCGGGTGCTGTGGGCGCGCTGTTTTTGCGCGGTGATGGTGCGCTCTCAGCGGGAACGAGTGGCCTCCTTCAGCGTGACGCCATGCAGTTGATGCAGGGTGTCCAGAACGTTGCCTACGGCGTCGTCTCTGGCCCCGGTAACGGAGTATTCTCCGGCTCGCGAGGTGGTGATGGATCGGATCGTAGCGCAACCTCATACAGCCTGTCGGGCGCGTCTGGCCATATTCGCTTTGACAATTCGTTCGTCGCAAGAACCGCCGCGGAAAATCGACCCTCAAACGTGTCGGGCGTTTGGACCATCCAGGCGTTCGGCGCTGTCACCAATCCCGGCGAGGCAGACGCTGCCCAGCTGGCGAGCGACTACGCAGCGCTCAATGCGGCGGTGCAGGCCAACCAGGGAAGGCTTACCCGCGCGTTTGGAGTTGATCAATCCTGGACTGTATATAGCCCATCTGAGCGCGTACTTGGTGTCACCTACACGAACACCACCGGTCGGCCGATCATAGTGGCTGCGAGCCTGAATAACGCCGCTGCGAATGCCTACGTCGGTCTACAAGTGCGAGGATGGGATGTCCATATGGCGCGCTCACTGTCTGCACCGGAGTTGATCGGGGCGACTGTGGTGGTTCCCGCGGGGACTACCTACCGCGTGCGCGCAAGCACGAGCGATCTTTACTGGCAGGAGTACCGATAA